TCGGTACTGCAACATATACTGGAAACTACAGCGGAACATACTCCCAGACGTTCTCTGGAACGTATTCTGGTGCGACTGTTCAGGCGACCAAAGATACTATCTCGACCGTATATTTGTGGGTAAGATCTGCATAAATCTATTGACTTATGGGTAAGTCTTATATATACTAGTAGTATGAATATTATTTCTAATGGAGAATTGAATTGATTAATACCACCTCACCCGTAGTCTCACGCAAGATCGAAAATCCTTATTGGGCAAATAAGGAAAAGCAGCATATCATTGCTGAGTTTTTCTATCCAGATACTAATAAGCGTGTTACTGCATCTATCATGAACGATGGCAGCAATCGTGATTACGAAGAAATCCTGCGCAATTTTAGTCTCGGTCAGATCGATGCCAATACTGATCGACGCATGGAAGATCGCAATCAACAAATCAAGCAAAACCTCGAACGCCAGAAGGTCGACAAGACTCGCATGCAACAGGAACAACTGTTCGCCGCTAAGTTGGATGCCTTCGAAATCGATGTAGTCAAGAACTCTACGAATCGCGATTTAAAGTCTAAGATTCGTAAGTCTAAGACTTTTATGGAAGTCACTGCATATACAGTAATGTTACTGATGCAGGAAGAAACGAATGCCGAATAATGGATTCTTGTATGTTGCTACTCGCCGCAAAGGTTATTATAGAGCAGCAAAAAACTCTGCGATCTCATTAAAAGATTATTATCCCGACGCACACATTACATTCTTTACACATGAAGAATGGGTGCAACCAGATGACTATCAGATTTTTGACAACATAATAACAGAGAATGTTCCTCGTGACAAACGTGCTAAGTTGTGGGCGCTCGATCAGACTCCGTATGACTTAACAACCTATATGGATTGTGATATGGAAGTTGAGCATGAAGATATTCAGAAGATCTTTGACCAGATCCCAGACGACATCGACGTAATCTTCACCGCGAATCGTCCATACAATGCAGCGCTGACTATGTTGTCTGAGACTGAAGAGATGACTGAGCACTGTGGTCTTTTTGTATACCGTAGCAATCCCCAGACTCTAAAGATGATGCGTGCATGGTACGATGAATACTGGGCACAAAATGAACCTGGATGGGATCGTAAACATTATCCCGAATCTGCATTGCAGTGGGACACATTCACAATGTGGAGATTATTGAATCTGTTTGACTTTGGTGTCAAGGCAGGCAGATTCCCAGACCCAGACGCTCGATGGAACTTTGTTTCTGGATACAAAGAGGAAGAACTACAAGGACAACCGAGAGTCATCTATCATTATACAATACCACTCAGTTTGGTGGACTAAGGACTTCAAAATGATTCAATTTACCAGTTCTATATCTAAAGATCTTACAGACATTTTAGATCCATATACTGATTGGTTTTTCGAACAAACAGATCAGGATCTAATTCTTGGACCATCTGATATGCAGAAACAACGTCAGGGCGGACTTAATCATATTACGTCAACTGACGAACAGTACATGAACCATGTCATCAGTAAAGGAAAATCCCATGTTGGATTCCCTGAAGTTGCATGGTGCACTGATATGTCTCAGGCACACGGACAACCATGGTTTCCTCTGAATTATGGAGAAAAGCAACAAAAAACTAATACAGAATTGATGTATTATCTTGGTGCAAGAAACAATGCTGTGTTTACATACTATCCTGAGAATGGATTTATGGGATGGCACAACAACTGGAATGCCGCAGGATATAATATTCTATTGACATATAACAGCGAAGAAGATGCTGGATTTTTCAGATACCTAGATCCAACTACTAAAGAAGTTGTGACATTGATGGATCCGAAGGGGTGGTCATGTAAAGTTGGATATTTCGGTGGAACTAATGATACTCCTGACAAAATCTTATATCACTGTTGTGCTAATACTTCCAAGAGACTAACACTTGGATATGTTGTTCCGCATTTGGAAATCTGGCGATCTATGATTGAAGATATTACTGGCGAGGATGCTTCTCACTTTGAGTGATCTTTTGACGCTCTTTATGTTTTGCTAGTAGTTCTTCGAGAATAGTTAAACTTTCGTGCATCGTTTCAATTGTATCTAACATCATTGGAACCGCAACTGATGCTTGGTGAATAATTGCCTGCTCGTAGTTTGCACGAGAAACGGTAGCAAGTTTAATTCTTCGGCGTCTAAAGTAATCTTTTATTTTACTAAGCAAAGAAGGTTTTCTTGCTTCGACCATATTCAACTGACTACCTTTCTGGTCGGTTGCCTGTTTTCGCGCCTTCAAAATTTGTTCTTCTTTTATTTTTGCCGCTGCAGTATTTTCTCTGGCAAGTTTTTCATTTTCCTCTTTGAGGATTTGTAATTCTTCAACTAGTTTTGGATCTGTAACATGAACAGTTTCGATTACCTTCTCAATTACAACAGGCGGATTTTCTATAATGTCTTTTGCTTTAGCAATTGTTTCTGCCGCTACTTTTGATTCTTCTTCTATTGCAAGTTTTTGTCTCTGTAATTCTTCGTGCTTTTCTTGCGCAATTTTTTCTCTATCAAGTTCTTCTTGAGAGGGTTCAATAATCTCAACTTCGACGATTTCTTCCTGGAAGTTTCCATCGATCCATTCTTCCGCGACCACTTCCTCTGGTGGAGGTGGTGCTGATACTAAAGGTTCTGGAATATAATCTTGTGGGGGTGGTGCGACGACTCTTGCTCTTGCCATATTATTTCTTTCCTATTACCATAAAACGATCGAAGTTTATTTTGCCATCCCAACTATAATAGGACTGTTCAATCTGTCCTTCGTAGAGAACATTAGTAACTCCAACGTTCTCGATATGCTCTTCGATTGTTGGAACACAATTGATACCATACATCTCTCTAAAAACATTTGACGATTGACATGCAAAGATACAATCTGGATTTGCTGTTGTCATTTTCTTTAGAGGATACATTGCCTCGCACCCAATTGAAATTACTACATCTGTTTCTAACACATTAATATCATGATACGCAAACGGAACATCCCAATTGATATGGTTGAGTTCAATTCCTTTCTCGTTATTATAGTAACGATTGAAAACCTTTGACAGTTCTAATGCATCGTTATCGACATCGATCAGATTTATTTTCTTGACAGGTAGATTCTCACAAAGAAGTGGAACAAGGGGGAATCCCAACCAAGAATTTAGAATCGTTAGATTCAACTGTTCGGTTGATTCAATACATTTCTGTAGTTCTTCTACCATCCATATAGCAGCATCCATAGTATTTGGATTCATGGACTTACGGAAATCGTCATGTTTATACGGCATTTCGTGAGCGATCTTATCTAATCCATCGCCCCAGTTTCGGTAATTATTCAAGTAATTATAATTTAACATCTTGTGGTCTTTCCATTGAATCGTATAAACAAATAAGTGGTTCTTCGCGAAGGACTTGTTCCCGCACATCAATTGGCCACATGTATCCATAGTTATAACTGTATACCCAACCATCGGGGAAAAAATTAATTTTTAATAGTTGCTCTCTCTTATGACCGAATAGATTATCAAGACCGCGATAATGAAAAAACATTTGATCTGGATAATCTGTAACAAACTTGGTAATCTTATTACCATCTAATCTGTCGTTCCATCTCAATACACTGGAATTTAGATCTGTATATGAACGAGGAATATCTTTTGTATCTCGTTTCATTTTTCTCATGTTGTGCCAGTGAGTGCGAACAAATGTCAATCCATCTTCTGGATCGTGGTCTACAATGCAATCGATATTGTTTTGAATGCCAATATCTAAATCAAGAAATAGTTTTTCTCCATATTGGGGTACAACTCTTCGATCAAACAAGTATAGTTTGTTCCACCACTTCTCATAGTAGTTGTCTTCAGGAAATGGAATTACAATTACGTCGGTATGTAATCCAATCGGGTGTTCGGTCAAACAGTAAAAGTTAAAATCAGTTGTTATATGTTCTCTACATTGTTCGAGAACACGATTAACATGTTCCGAATCATATTTAAATCCCCATTTTACCGTGTAAATATTAATCATCAAACGTTCCAATGCTCTAAAAGATCGAGGTCGACAAGCGACTCTTGTTTCACTTTGCCTCTGCGATTGTCTTGAAACGGAAGCAAGTCCACATTAAACACACACAAAATACAATCCTTTCTATATATTCCGACTTCTAGGTCCCCAGAATCCCAGTCGCGTCCGCGATTGTAAGAGTAAGCAAAGGTGCTTGGGAAATGTTTCCACAGAGGGGTATTGCTGAAGTCTCCCCAGCGCCAACTGTGATAGTTGTCAGTTCCATCGGTGAATGTGAACCAAATACGCTCTTGATGTTCTAGGACATCCTGCCAAATACATTCGGTCTGATCATCTGACCACACCATGCAACTGCCATTGGTATATGCACCGTGTGCCAACTTGAAGTTGCGCGACTTCATGGGGCGAGGGTCTTGCCACCATGACCGTAACTTGGTAGGATTCTCCAAGTCATACGTAATGAATGGCGACAAATCATTTTGTATGATAACGTCAAGGTCGAAGAATACAAATCTGCCAGTTGGTTTATCTTCGGCGAAGTTGTGTGTATTGAAGATGAACGTCTTTGGTCTGTCCCAACAACGTGCCATACCGTATTTAAAATCCTCAGATCCAAACCAGTATTTCGGATGGATGTCAGGGATATCTGGGAAGTCGATTACTTTAATCTCAGCATCAAATCCTTCGCTGTTATCCGTATAGCAATAGAAGTGAAACTCAAAATTATCTGGAGTATGCTTCTTTGCCATTCGATAAAGACGGTTTACAAACTCAGCGGAGTATTTGGTACCCCATTTACAACAGACGTAATTGACTCTCATTCACAATTCCATAATCTAATAATGTTTTCATCTAGGCAATCAGACAATTCAATCTGTTCTTTTGCTGAGGGGTGAGGGACGTTGTCAGTATTGAACAAACAGATCTTAGCATCTTTACGAAACTTAAATCGTTCTATGTCGTCGGGATAATGTTTACCGCGATTCCACGAATAGATCCATCCGCCTGGAATATCCTTCCATAAATCTCTCTGCCTCCAGTAGTGATAATTGTCACTCCCCTTAAAGAAAGTTTTGAATACAGATTCAGAATTCTCGATAACATCTTCGTAGATATGTTCGCATGAGTTACCAGGCCATAGCATCATACTAGAGTTGAAAAAAGTTCCTCTGGTGTCAATAAACAGTCTGTCATGTTTCTGTGACTGTGGTTGCCACCGACATTGAATGATACGAGGTTTCTGAGCAAGTTCTTCTATGTCAGAGATATCTTCTTGGATTACAACGTCAAGATCAAAATAACACCAGTTACCTTCGTACCCCAACCAGTTGTGTGAATTAAATACTGAGAACTTTGCTCGATCAAAACAGAATGTTTCTTTACCAAACCAATATTTGGGATGCAGGATACCGTCGTCAGGTATAGGTGCAGTATCGCAAATTAAACCATCGGCATCATCAGTATAACACGTGAATGTGAACAGGTTGGCATAGTTCTTCTTTACCATATTGTATAGATTATTTACATATTTTGCGGGATACTTATCACCCCACTTAATGCATACGAAGTTCATCATATTTTTTATCTGCTCCAGGAAACTGGTCTAGTCCATTTAATAGTGCGATGGTATAGTTTGGTCTATAGCAAAAAGATTCATTATGGTCGTCAATACCATAATAGTCTGCACCATAAACAAACGAATAGATCTCGCCTTTCGGGAAGTAATTAAATCTAAAATCTTCATGCCATAAGAATCTGTCGTCGCCAAAATACTTAACCATGAAGTAATCAGGATCAGTTTGAAAGTGATCCCAAAT